TTGCAGGTGGACAGGGATATAGTTGGATTATAGGCTAATGAAAGCATCAGAATTTATCACAGAAGAACACGAAGAAATCTATAATGAAGTCGCCAAGATGGTATGGGGAAGAACCAGTGGCACGGCCAAGGGTGGAAAAACTAAATTAAGATTCCGCTGTTCAACGGGTCCAAGAGCAGGTAGGCAAGTGAGCCATCCTTCAAAGTGCGTTCAACAATACAATGTTGCTAGAGCTCAAAAAATGAAAACCACTCGTGCTAGAACTTCACCAACACAGGCACGCAGACAGCAAAGAACCAAATCAATCAACACAGCAAGCGTTTTGGCAAGAAAACTTAATACAGGCAAGCCAGGACAGCCAAAACCCTTCTATTAAACACTTGACATATAATCTAAAGACGCTATAATATAACTTTAAAGGAGAGTTATATGATTATAGGCGTTTGCGGATTTATCGGCTGCGGTAAAGATACAGTTGCTGATTACCTTGTAAACTTCCATGAGTACCGTAGAGAAAGTTTCGCAGATTCTCTAAAGGATTCTGTTGCTGCTGTTTTTGGCTGGGATAGAACCATGCTGGAAGGAAGAACAAAAGAATCAAGAGAATGGAGAGAACAGGTAGACGAATGGTGGGCAAAACGCTTAACAATGCCAACTCTTACACCTCGTTGGGTTTTACAGTATTGGGGAACTGAAGTATGCCGTAGAACGTTTCATGATGACATTTGGATTGCTTCTTTAGAAAATAAACTGCGTCAAAGTAGAGATAATGTAGTGGTTAGTGATGTGCGTTTTCCTAACGAAATTAAAGCAATTAAGGAACTTGGTGGCAAGATTATTTGGGTCAAAAGAGGAGAATTACCCGAATGGTATGATGCTGCTGTTCAAGCAAATGCCGGTTCAAATTTATTCATAAATGAAATGAAAGATAAAAAGATTCATGCTTCGGAATGGGCATGGGTAGGTACTGAGTTTGACCACGAAATAACAAATGATTCAACTATTGACGATCTGTATAAAAAAATAGCATCAATAGTCGGGCACTAAATCTCCTTGTTTCCAGCGTATACCTTCTTTGGCTAATACTGTTCTACAATTTGCGCAAACTGTTTTTAGATTAGCATGCCTACAATTATCTAGGTTTTGATCCACGTGAAATACCCTAAAAACTTCACTGTGTTTTGATTTAAAACCGCATTTATCACAAGTATCCTTGGTCCTATAACCGGCTCTATACCATCTAGGTATCCCGTGATACACACCTTTGGTTGAGCAGGCTTCGCATAGGCTCCTATAATAGGTCTTGCCATTCTTCTTATAATTCACTGCTCGCGGCCTTAAACCGCATTTACATAACGGTCTCATGCATATATTTACACCTTTTTGTCCCCTTTATATTATTGGTCTTAAAGCGCCTTTTTTGAGTGAAACAACTAAATACAGTATAACATACATTACGTAATGTTTTGAAAAAAGAGTTTATACATTACCAGGAGATAAAGGAATGGCACTTACATCACCCGGCGTAGAAGTTACGGTAATTGATGAGAGTTTTTATACACCCGCTGAACCGGGTACTACTCCATTAATTGTTGTAGCAACAGCCCAAGACAAAACAAATGCCGCAGGCACAGGGGTTGCTTCTGCAACTACGGCGGCGAATGCAGGATCTGCATTCAAAGTGACGAGTCAGAAAGAATTAGTAGATCTTTTTGGAGTACCGAACTTCGAAAAGACAGCGAGCAATACACCTATTCATGGTAGCGAACTAAATGAATATGGTCTATTAGCAGCATACAGTTTATTAGGAGTATCCAACGCGGCTTTTGTAGTTAGAGCAAACGTTGATATGTCCCAATTATCAGGAACTTCAGAGGCTCCGGGAGCGAATCCAGAAGACGGAACATGGTGGGTTGACACCGGCTCCACTACATGGGGTATTCAAGAATGGAACAGTGCTGCAATTAGCACAACAGGTGGACAGAAGTTTGCAAACAAACTGCCTATCGTTTTAACAGACGACGACGCAGCCAAAGTTTCAAGCAATGCTCCATTAGGTTCAGTTGGTTCAATTGGCGACTACGCAGTTGTATTTGAAACAGTTGGAACAGCAGCAACAGGAACATTTACATTCTCCAAAGAAGCAGCAAGAATGTACTACAAATCCTCAGGTAACACAGCGGCAGGAGTTGCAGCAGGTGATTGGGTACTAGTTGGTTCAGCAAATTGGAGAGCAAGCCATCCTACAATTATCTCAGCTCAATTAACAAGTTCTAAAATCACAGCAGCAGCAGGTAACTTTACTATCAATGGTACTACAGTTACTATTACTAGCGGTGATACAGTTGATGAAATTGTAAGTCAAATTAATGGTTATGGTATTACAGGTGTTACTGCTAAGAATGTTAATTCGACAGTTAGAATTTACACAGATGGTACATCAAACTCTAATGCAAACACAATTACAATCGGTGCAGGTACAGCAGATTTAACAGAATTAGAAATCAGTGCTGCTACTTACAAAGGCCCAGACTTATATCAAAACCCACACACACTTGTTCCACAATGGAAAGGTACACCGGGTACAGATGTAAATGCAAGACCAACAGGCTCTGTATGGATCAAAACAACAGAACCAAATAACGGCGCACGCTGGAGAGCAAAGAGATGGGATTCTGCAACAGAAACTTGGGTTGCTAAAGACGCACCATTATATGCAACAGGACACTCTGCAATTTATTCATTAGATAGAAGCGGAGCAGGTGCCAATCTTCCTGTTGATAGTTTATTTGTTCAAACAAATGCTTTTGAGCACAGCCTATACGATGATTCACCAGCAACAGCAGTGTTCCGTGTATGGCGCAGAGCTGCTACAGGCAATACAACAATTAAGTCAGCAGTTGTTGCAACTCAACTTACAGCAGATGATTACTCCTTTGAAATTGAAGAGTCCATTCTAAATCAGGAAGCACTTAACAGTCCAGTAAGAGTAACATTTACGAGTTCTGGTTTAAGCTCAGATGCTAATACAATGGCAGCGGCTATTAACGCAGCAGGACTTACTAATATTGTTGCAGCGGTAACAGCAAATAATGAAATCACAATTTCACACAAGACAGGTGGTGAGTTTAGAATGCGTGATGTTGGTAGAGATGCAGTTAGTGCATTGTTTACACCATACAACATTGATACAGCAACGGGAACTGCTAACTTCTATAACTTATCAGATGCTTCATTAAGTGCTGGTCAAAGTCAATTAGCACCAGGTGTTGATGACTCAACTGCTGAGAATAGATACCTTGCTTCTAACTGGCAACCACTTTCAGCAAGTGATTTTTATGCTAGTTCAAATAATCCAGAAGCAGAACCAGCAGATGGACAACTTTGGTACAATCCAGAATTTTCAGATGTGGACATTATGATCCATGATGGAACAACTTGGGTTGGTTACAGAAGTACATCAAGTCCATATGTTGAAGCGGCTAGCGATAGAGTTGGTTACACACCAATTGTTGCTGCATCAAATCCATATGTTCAAGGAACTACAGTAACTGGAGACCTTTGGATTTCAACAGCAGATATTGAAAACTATCCAACAATTTACAAGTATGACAGCAGCCAATCAGGACCACAGTCAGAGAGATGGGTATTAGTTGATAAGACCGATCAAACTACTGAAGATGGTATCCTGTTTGCAGATGCACGTTATGGTTCAACAGGTGCTACTGGTAACACAGCAGCAACTATCAAGGATTTAATGAAGGTAGATTACTTAGATCCAGATGCGCCAGACCCTGCATTGTATCCACAAAACATGCTGCTATGGAACTTGCGTAGAAGTGGCGGTAACGTTAAGCGTTATGCTAACAACTACATTGACACAACAGCAGACAACCAACGCTTTAACAACGACGAAGCAATGGGTGATTATGCAACTGATCGTTGGGTTACTGAATCAGGTAACAACGAAGACGGTTCAGGATCATTCGGAAGAAAAGCACAGCGCAAAGTTGTTGTACAAAGAATGAAGAGCGTTGTTGATACAAGCACACAGATACGTGATGAAGAAAGACGTAACTTTAACATCATTGCTGCACCGGGTTATCCAGAATTGATGAGTAACCTAGTTAATCTTAACATTGACAGAGGCTTAACAGCATTTGTTATTGGTGACACACCATTGAGATTAGCAGCAGACGCAACCACATTAACTAATTGGGGTTCGAATGCAGCACTAGTTACTGACAACAGTGATAACGGGTTAGTAACATACGATGAATACTTAGGTACTTTCTATCCAAACGGATTTACAACTGACCTAAGCGGATCAAATGCGGTTGTTCCAAGTTCACACATGATGATGAGAACGATTGCACTAAGTGATCAAGTTTCGTTTCCATGGTTTGCACCAGCAGGTACAAGACGTGGTGGAATTTCAAACGCTACAGCAGTAGGATACATTGATGCTGCAACTGGCGAATTCCAAACTGTAGCGTTGAACGAAGGTCAAAGGGATACGTTGTATGATCTAAAGATTAACCCAATTACATTCTTTAATGGAGTTGGATTGGTCAACTACGGTCAAAAGACTCGTGCAAGAAATGCTTCTGCACTAGACAGAATCAACGTAGCACGTTTGGTTGTATATCTACGTAGCCAACTTAATAAATTGGCTCGTCCATATATCTTCGAACCAAATGATAAAATCACAAGGGACGAAATCAAACAAGCAGTAGAATCATTACTACTTGAATTGGTTGGTTTAAGAGCCCTTTACGATTTCGCAGTAGTTTGTGATGAAACAAACAATACTCCGGCTAGAATCGATCGTAACGAACTATATGTTGACATTGCGATTGAGCCAGTCAAGGCTATTGAGTTTATCTACATACCGTTGCGTGTCAAGAACACAGGGGAGATATAAAAAATGCCTATTACATCATTAAATAACTTTTCAGTACCCACAGACGCAGGCAACCAAGTGCTCTTGATGCCTAAGTTAAAGTATCGCTTCCGCGTTACTTTACTTGGATTCGGAGTTGCGGCTGCTACTGAACTTACTAAACAGGTTGTCGATGTTTCAAGACCAAAAGTTGGCTTTGAAGAAATGACGCTGGACGTTTACAACTCAAAGGTTTACCTAGCAGGTAAGTATACCTTTGAAACACTAACTCTTAACTTACGTGACGATGCTAGTGGTGAAGTTCAAAAACTTGTTGGACAACAGGTTCAGAAACAATTCGACTTTGTTGAACAGGCTTCTGCAAGATCAGGTATTGACTACAAGTTTACTACTAAAATTGAAGTACTAGACGGTGGTAACGGTAATAACGCAGCAGGCGTTAACGTTCTAGAAACTGCTAACATGTATGGCTGTTTCCTAACTAACGTTGATTACGGTGATGCTAACTACGCTACCAACGAAGCAATGCAGGTTGCATTAACAATCCGCTTTGATAACATGGTACAATGGGGTGCAGGCGAAACTGGCGTTGGTGTTGGTATCGGTGCAGCAGTAGAAAGAACCATTGGACAAGGTGTTACTGGTGCTGGTACAGCACAAGGCTAATACTAGTTTTAGTATACAAATTAAAAAGCCCGGATTTTTTCCGGGCTTTTTTTATGGCTAAATAATAGTATGGCAAACAAATTCACTAGATTTTTAACAGATGTCTTTACGGGAATAACCAATCCCAAGGGTAGGGTAGCAAACTACACACACGCTACACGCTTGTTTATTGATGATAACATGCGTCTTGCTCCCAAGACTAAATTTAATTATTATTTAAGAATTGAATTAGATAACTCTGCACATAAAGCAGCAAACTTTACTGCCAAGCATACTGAAGAAGTAGGCTTGCTTGTAAAAACTGCCGACCTACCAAAATTTAGATTTGAAACCGAAACCTTCAATCAGTACAATAGAAAAAAAATAATGTACAAGATGATTACTTACGAACCTGTAAATTTATCATTCCACGATGATAATCAAGGAATAGTTAGTGCATTATGGGCAATCTATTACGGTTACTATGTTAGAGATAGAGCAAACACAGAACCAGCAGCATGGGATGCCAACCATTATAGAAATGCTGGTACGCTGTCTGATAATTTTAGATACGGTTTAGACAATGACATAAGCACACCATTGTTTAAGTCAGTAACAATTTATACGATGGGCAGAAGAAGATTCATCGGATACACATTAATCAATCCTAAGATTACATCTTGGGATCACGGAAGCATGGACTATAGCGATGCTTCAACCACTGCTGAATCAAAAATGACATTAGAATATGAAGCAGTTGTCTATAGTGCTGGAAAAGTCTTTGAAGGAACTCCTAAAGGATTTGCAACACTGCATTACGATAGGTCACCTTCCCCACTTGATGTTGCTGGTGGCGGAACCGGTGCATTGCTTGGTTCGGGAGGTGTCCTCGATGGACTTGAACAAGTATTTGGTGCAGTTGGAGATGGTACTGCATTTAGCTCAGGTCAAAACTTTTTAGGAACAGCAATCAAGGCAGTAAATACCTATAAGAATTTTAAAGGACTATCCAAGGCTGGATTAAAATCAGAAGCAATAAACATTCTTTCCAGTCCGGCAGGCGCGGCAGCAGTTGCTAATACAATTAGTGGAGTTGCTGGAGCAATATTTAAGAAGAACGATCCTAATAATTCATCCACATCAGGATCTCAAAAGACAATGGTGAATCTTCCAGCAGGCTCACCAAATGAAATAATAGGTTTATAATATCATGGTAGCAAAAACTAACTTACCAGAAAAGGCAATTCAAGACAGTGCTGCAAGAACAAGAGTATTTTTTGATACGTATGGACAAGAACCATTACAATTTAATGCAACTGAAGTAGATACAACTATAGGATTTTTTACTTCAAAAGGTTTTTCTGACGATGCAGCAAGAGTTACTTCTTTAAGTTTATTAAAACAGGCCAAGTTAGAAGGATTGAATATTTTTACAATACTAGATGATCTAAGAGGACTAACTGATACACAGATAAGTGCTCTTGTTGGAGAAATATTAAACAATAATAGACCAGCAACATCAACGCTGGGATATAGGCAAGAGATATCAACAGTATCAAAACAACGTAACGTGGTACCATAATGCCTAAGTTTGCCCAAGGAAGATTTGAAATGAAAAATCCTGGCAAGTATGTAGGTACAAAGAAACCACTTGCTAGGAGTAGTTGGGAATTTGTTTTTATGAGAATGCTAGATGAACATCCTGGTGTTCAGAGTTGGGCAAGCGAAAGCATACAGATTCCTTACAGAGACCCACTTACTGGAAAGTATACAATTTATGTTCCTGACTTCTTTATTGTTTATCAGGATAGAAATGGTAAGAAGAATGCCGAGGTAGTAGAAGTAAAACCAGCCAATCAAACTCTAAGAGAAAAGGTTGGAAAGAGCAGATACAATCAGGAACAGTATATAAAGAATCAAGCAAAGTGGGAAGCAGCCGCTGCTTGGTGTAAACAAAAAAGGCTTAGATTTAGAATTGTAAGCGAAGATGATATTTTTCACACCGGTTCAAAGAGACGATAAGTAATAATATGACTAAGAAATTAGAAGAACTGTTTAATTTGGAAGAAAATCAAGCAACTGACAATGCTGAAAAGCCTACTCCGGTAGACACTGAGGTAGTTGCTGATACCACTAATGAAGAAAAGCATCAAGAAATTCGTAACTTAGATGACAGTATTAAAGCAGTGCAAAATATTACCAAAGACCTCCCACAGATTCGTGAATTGGATGGTTTGGAGGAAAAGGATCTAGATCATTTAGCCTCAAAGGCAGAACAAGCCTACGACGATCTAATGGATTTGGGTATGAATGTTGAAGTAAGATACAGTGGTAGAATTTTTGAAGTAGCAAGCAGTATGCTTAAGAATGCAATCGACGCAAAGACAGCAAAGGTTGATAAGAAGCTCAAAGCAGTAGATTTACAACTGAAAAAACTTAAAATTGACCAAGATAGCCCGGAAGATCCTAATGATGTGCTGGATGGTAAGGGTTATGTAATGCTAGATCGCAATGAATTAATTAAGAAATTGAGCGGAAAGGAATAAATATACATATGAAGACGTTTAAAGAATACTTGTCAGAGAGCAAGAAAACATACAGTTTTAAGGTAAAACTTGCTGGTGATTTACCAGAAGGGTTTGCTGACGATTTAAAAGCAAGGCTTGAAAATCGCAGCGTGATTCAGTTTGAGCAGATGAAAACTACACCTGTTCAAGAATTACCGCAGGATTTTCCAGAGTTGAAAAACATGGAAGTTCATACATTTGATGTAATGACTGAGTATCCTTTAACTACTACCGAAATTGAAAAAGAAGTTTTTGAAATGGGATGTTGCCAACCAGGTTTCTATAAGGTTAGAAACAGTGCAAGTCCTAGCGAAATTGATCAAATTACTGCTGGCGATATTGATTATGAAGGTGCATTGCTACACGATAATCAATACAAAGATGGCATGAAAGTTAAACACAAAGAATATTTCGGAGATGACTTCAATAAAGATTTCCTAAAAACTCTTTCCAAAGAAGCAAAAGAAAGAAAAAAGGAATTAGGGCATGATAAACTCAAGGCAGATGTTTATCAAGATACACCAAAATTAAAACAAGATAAAGCAGGCGCAAAAAGTCCTGTAGGGAGTAACTAATATGAACTTTCAAGAACTATTAGCCAAAATGCAGGAACTAGATACAGCCAAGACTGAAGCAACGCCTGTAGAGCAAAGCACAGAAGAATGTGGAATGCCAATGGCACCAAGCATGCCATCTCCAGAGCCAAAAGATAAGGCTTCTATGAGCATTAACATTAATGCACAGGGTGACGCTATTGATGATGTGATGGCACTTATCGCAAAAATGAAAGGCGATGATAAACCAGGAATGGCTGACATGCCTACAATGAGTATCATTCCTCCAATGGGTGGTATGGATGCACCGGAAGGTCCTCCAATGCCAAAACCAATTAATAAATTAATTCCAGACTTCGATGGCGATAATGATGATATGCCAGGTGGCGAAAAAGATATGATTGATATCAAAGCACTTGGTGATAAGGGAGATGATAACGATTACGACGATGACGGAAAGTTAGACGCTCACGAAAAAGACCATGACGAAGAAGAAAAACTTCACAAGTCAGTCGATAGAGATAGCGACGGTGACCATGACATGGATGATCATGACATGGAAAAAGATGATGAAGATAAAGAAGAGGCATATGCTAACGAACCCGACGAAGATGTTAGGAATGTTGATTATATGACCAAGAAAAATTCAGGCGGAATGAACCGCATGAAAGGAACTCATCCTAAGGTTGCAGGTGGAGACAATCCAATGCAGCGTGTTAAGGAAGGTGAAGATCTTCGTTCTTCAATCAAAGCAGAATTAATGAGAGCATTAGCAGAAACTAAAGGAGCGAAATAATGGCAGACTTATTAACAGCAACAATCGGCGGCGGCAGCGCAGTATTAGTTGCAGAAAATCGTAAACCAGCCGCAAGTGTTTCTACAATTGATTATGCTGGAAATAAAGATTTAACATTATTTGAAGTTGACTTTGGTGCAGCAGCAAACGCAGAAGTTGGTGCTAACGAAGCAATTCAAGCAGTTGTTGAAATCATTGGTAAGTATGCCACTATCGTTATTAGAGGCGACTTACACTCCACTAACCAAGTAATGGCATTTGCTGTGGAAATGGCAAATGATACACAAGATTGGGATGGTGCTGGTGCAGAAACTCTAGTAGAACAAATTGAAGATGAAATTATTGCATTAGGTGCTACTTATGGAAATAATTCATTTGATATGACAGCAGTTACTTGCACAGTAAAAAACAGTTTCAATTTAGCATAATAAACAATTTCATATCTATCCAATAGGGCCGCAAGGCCCTATTTTCTTGGGTAAATACTAGTATGGCAAAGAGTTTAGATGGCGTTCAGATTAAGAAGGCCCATAGCAAACAAAAATATACACTGGAAGAAGTTAAGCATCTAGAAGCATGCATGGATCCTGTTGACGGACCATTATACTTTGCCAAAAACTTTATCAAGATTCAACACCCTACCAAGGGTTCCATGAAATTTGTTCCCTATGGTTATCAGGAAGATCTTTTAAGAGCATATCACGATTATAGATATACCATTGCCATGCTACCAAGACAGATGGGCAAGACTACCTGTGCGGCAGCATACCTTCTTTGGTATTGCATGTTCACTCCAGAAGCACAGGTATTAATTGCAGCACACAAGTATACGGGTGCGCAGGACATCATGAACAGATATAGATTCGGTTATGAGAACTTGCCTGACTTCATTCGTGCTGGTATCTATACCTATAACAGAAATACTATTGAATTTGATAACGGAAGCAGAATACAGGCGACCACAACAACAGAAGATACTGGACGAGGTAAGTCACTTTCGTTAATATACTGTGACGAGTTTGCATTCGTGCAACCACCAGAGAAAGCCAAGGAATTTTGGACTGCACTTTCACCCACACTGTCAACAGGTGGTAAGGCAATCGTAACATCAACTCCAAACTCGGATGAAGACCAGTTTGCCATGATCTGGACAGAAGCAAATAAAAAGTTTGACGAACACGGTAATGATCAAAAGGTAGGAACCAACGGATTCTATCCTTACTTTGCACACTGGGAAGAACATCCAGACCGAGATGAAGCATGGGCACAAGAGGAACGTGCTAAAATTGGAGAGGAGAGATTCCGCCGAGAATTTGATTGTGAGTTCTTGATCTTTGACGAAACATTAATTAACAGTGTTAAACTTGCAGCACTTGAAGGAAATGAACCAATACACAATACAGGACAAACACGATGGTATAAGAAAATTAATCCTAAGGCAACATATCTTGTTTCATTAGATCCAAGTTTAGGTACGGGAGGTGACTATTCTGCAATACAAATATTTGAAATGCCATCGATGGAACAAGTCGGAGAATGGCGACACAATCTTACACCAGTTCAACAGCAAATAAGAATTCTTAAGGACATATTAAAATACATACACGACGAAGCAGTTGAGGGAGGAAATCAAACTCCTACAATATACTATAGTTGCGAAAATAATACAATTGGAGAAGCAGCGTTGGTTGTGATCAATGATATAGGGGAAGAAAACTTTAATGGATTATTCCTTAGCGAACCGATTAGAAAAGGACATGTTAGAAAATATAGAAAAGGATTTAACACTACACACAAAACAAAGATAACTGCATGTAGTGGACTTAAAAACGCAATTGAGCGCGACAAAATGAAGTTGCACAGTAAGCCTTTGATATCAGAATTAAAGACATTTGTAGCAACAGGACTTGGATACAGTGCCAAAACAGGCGAACACGATGATCTAGTATCAGCAACACTATTAATAGTTCGAATGGCTAACCAATTAGCCAATTGGGATCCAAAAATATATGAAAAAATGACGGAAAGAATAACCGAGGACGAGTTTCCAATGCCAATATTCGTATCAGGAGGTTTTTGATAAATACTTTACTATGGATGCAACCAATAATATAGCAACAGATCTATTCTATAAAATTAGAAGCAGATTTACAGGTTTAAAACTGGGAGAGTCAACA